CCGGGGTGGGTGTCTCAACTTAGCCCGTCCAAGGCGCTCTTCACGAGACCTTGGAGGCTCCTTTACTTCAGTGAAGTACTGGAGATAAGTTGAGTCATCATCGACGGGTGTCTTCACCATACAGCCGCGAGGCTGTGTGATGCGATGCTCTCTCATATGGAGGTCATGGTTCCACCTACTCTTTAACAAAGAGTTGGAGGGCCATGGGTCATACGAGAACCAGCCGATGATACCGGAATCAGGCTCGACATCTGGGAAAACGTATCGTCCCAGACGTTCGACTGATTTCCTTAGGTAGCTAGCCGTCCTATAATAACCTCTAGAAAAGAAGTTATTATGGGCGTCAACTGTACTAAGGACTGACTCCGGCGCGGACACGGATGGCTTTGAGAGAAGGCTCACTTTGGTGATATCACTACCACCAAACGCCTCCACCCCACAAGATTCCTTAAAGTTACCTTTGAGGAATGTCTTGTTTGGGTTCACCTTGAAACCAAGGCGCTCAAGACTTGCCACCACCGTTGCCGAGCAGTGTGAGGGGACGATAATATCGTCACCAAACACTCGGACCATCCCGCGATAGCGCAGTATGTTCTTGTGGTTTACCGTAAGGCCCTCCTCATAGAGGCAGGCCCCAAGGCAAATTGCTAAGAATGTCACTGACTGTACGGGAAAGGTCAAAGCCGACCCCATGGTAGAAAACTTCCTTAGGCGATTAAACCTAGGCTGTTTCTTATCAAGGTCTTGTTGGATCCACCTTGTCCTTACTGCATAACATGCATTAAGAAGAGATGGTGAGCGCCTAAAAAGGCGCTCAACAACCCAACAGGACAGTCTGTCGGATGCTGACGAAAGATCAATCGTCGCCATCTTACCAGACTGGGAAGCTTCCAGCGCCATCTTCTGGTTCTTACGTTGATCTCGAAAAGAGATAAACGACGAGATCCAGGTAGACCCGACGCGGGACATGATGAACTCTCGAACACTTTGCTGACACCATTGATGCGCAGTAGGTTCCGCGGCAATCAGCCGAGGACCTGCATAGCTCTTTGGAACAGCGATGAGTCGAGCAGGTGGTTCATGGTCCAATAAAGGACTAGACCCACCAGCATCATGAGGATAGGTAGCAACGTAGTGATGATAATTGCTTGAAGCAAAGTCAGCACTAGGAAACTCCTTTTCTAGCTTAGGTGACCAGTTGGGAAAGATATACTTATATGTCTTATCCCTAAGATCACTTACGGCTCCTGGTCCATGTCGAGAACGCCATTGCTCGGGGTTGTAAGCCCCGATCTGGGCACAGATGGCATCGGAGACATCTTGGATGCTCCTAAGACATTCGGTCCAGACAATGGTGTCGGTGGAGTTTGCACACTCAGGATCGCTCCTGAAGAGTGGAAGCTCGGACTCAGCACGAACGTCATCTCCAAACTGAAGATGACGAGCACGACTAGAGTCAAAATCGCCAATATCCCAATCAAGGGAACCATGGCGGATTTCACCGTCGGTCTTGAAGAATTCATCAACTTGTTTCCAGGTTGCTGAATCCGGAGATGCTACACGGAGACGTTTTCCGGCTAGTAATAGCTGGCGAACGAACCGTAGAGCCTCTTTATCAAGATCAGATCTCAACACTCCATCGCGATCAAAAACGCGTAGCAACAACCCCTTGAATAGTCTTGGGATTGTGCTCTTGCGCTGGAAAGGCCTCAGATGAGGCAAACCAGAGCGAGTTAGGCGTCCTTCTTCTAAACATTTGTCAAGATGTTTAGAAAAAGAAGGCAAAGTGGATAGGAAAAAATCCAAACCACGATGCTTGATCGCTGAGAGCAAACGCTTGTAATCACGTTCGCACTCACGACGGAGACAAGGCATACGGTCGACGATGTCGAAAAACATCGCCTCGTATAGTCCTAGCAAGTATCCTTCGTAGCTCTTATTATCTGTCATGGGACTTCTCCTATGATTAGATTCTACGAGCTCGGCAGGACACTCACATGGCAAGGTATCTAAAAATTAGATACCAAACCACCCCCGAAAACACTAAGGGAAGGAGTCGTATCGCTACGACTCCCAACCGAGGAGTTTGGCTGCGATGCCACCAGCTTTTACCATGTAAAAGCTCATGGCCTCACTGAGATCAATGATGTCAGCCGCAACCCCGTTAGGATCCGTACGGATCGTATACGAGACTTGCGTCAGCGAGCCAAGCGGTACACCAGTGGTGGGCTTCACGAAACGCTCGAAAGTCACGACGTGACGATCGAACGGTTGCGTGCCGGCCTTAACACTGTCACGAGAGTGACGCACCTTACAACGGTACGTCACAGTCGTATCGTCCAAGAAATACTCGGACGAATAACCGTCTTGATTGATCAGGGGGAGTACCTTGGCAGTTCCACCGGAACCGTCAAGAGTAATCGTGAGAGAAGTGCCAAGCATAGGATATTGCTCCTTAGAGTTGTTGATTCACCGCGAGAAGCGCTGAATAAACAGAGCTCCAAGGGTCTTCAGTCGATCTACCCCAATAAAGGGTAGATGAGCAGAGATGGTACCTGCCCCAGTATAACGTTCTTTCGTTATTAGGGACACAGACCCATCACCACCTTGATAACCAGAGGTCATCGAGATGGTCCGAAACTGAAACTCCGACTCTTGATACGTCATAACACACGCATCTTGAGAGTTGGCCGGAACCGTGTTCGAATATTGCAAAGCAAAATCGCCCACGTTTGTAAACCAGTCGACTATCCAGGTCCAAGGGATAAGATCCCAGAGGCCCTTGATTGTAGCTTCGGAAGTCATTCCTGATGCTACGCGTCGAGCTAGTTTGATCCGATCAGTATCGGTGGGATCATGGCCTGGAGTGACGTTAGGTTTCCACCTAACAACACCCCATTGTCTAGAAGAGTACTTTAGACTCTGACGAGACAAGATAGACAGGCCAGCATTGGATTCTAAGAATACATTGCTGTCCTCGTCGTGGCTATGATCACCAAGATGGAGGTGGCGTCTAAGCCCTGATCCACTGTACAACCTATCAAGTTCAGCCTTTCGGCGTTGAACATGAGACTGGAAGTCCAGCAGATCATGTACGTCTTTGACGAGGGGTAACCAACCGAATTGCGCACCGAGATACTGATTAGCACCCTCACGGGCACTAAGGAGTTTTCGAGGCGTTTTAAGGAGTTTTCCTACGTCTTTGAGCATACGAGGCAAGTCGTAGATATCCTGCAACAACGTCAAAGGAACGATTTCTGGGCGAGAGGGATTAGTTCTCGCCAGAAGCTCGGTCATCTGAGACGAAGGAGAAGGTGTATCGTTCGACGGATGACTCCATGCAACATTCCGGATGTAGCCGGGATAATAATTCACGGCATGTCCAGAAAGATCCGGGATCGTGAAGGAACCGTTTACCGGATGGTAATTACGGTATTCGAACCTCCTAATGGAGCAATCTCCATTAGAAATAGGCCGACCTACATGATCATCACATTTGGCAAGTTGAAAGCCATATGGGAAACTGTTGGTAATATGCGAAGAAACACCGAAGTGAACTTCGTCATAATAACCATCAGGATTCGGAAGTGATCTCTGACGAGATCTGTTGATACGAGTCACAGACGCTGTACCATCACGGGTGCAACATTGCAAGCGGTTAAGCTCGAGAGCCCGCACTACGCGGGC